TCTCCTTGGGCAAAGCGATGAATTATGGGAATCTCACCAAGCTCCCTCTTGGGATAACCATTATGCCTTCCCTGAAGGTAAACAAGACCAATTTCTTCTTGAAAGAAAAAGAAATATGGCTAAAGAAGTATATCAGCAAGAGTATGGAGCAGCTTTTACTTCATTTGCTGGTAAAGTTTATCCGATAGAAAGAAGTTTAGATGTAGGTAACTATAAATATAATCCAAACTTACCTACTTATTGTTCTATAGATTTTGGTTACAGGATGCCAGCAGTTGGTTGGTTTCAAATATATAGAGTTGGTGGTTTTTACCACATAAATATGATTGACGAAATAATACATAAAACAAATGTCAAAACAGATGAATTAGCCTTAAATATTAAGGCAAAGAAGTATAATGTAGTTAAATATTTTGGTGATCCTGCTGGTATGCAGGCACAAGGGCAATCAGGGCTAGGAGATATAGAGATTTTTAAGAAACATGGCATAAATGTCCACACTAAAAGAGATAAAGCATCAAGAAGTATAGCATCAGGTATATCTCATGTAAGAGGTTTTATAGAAAATGCCCAAGGCGAAAGATTTTTTCATATAAATGAGAAATGTGTAGGAATAATAACAGATTTAGAGAATTATCGTTATCCTGAAGTAAAAGAAGGAGCAGATTTAAAACCTGAGCCTGTAAAAGATGGTTTTCACGACCATGGTTGCGACATGATAAGATATTTTTTTATAAACAAGTTTCCAATTAAACAAAGAGAATTTAAAGTGAGGACAAGATGACAAACATGACAGTAGAAGAAATTATAAAGCAATCAGTATCTGATTCTAAATTAGTAAATCAAAAGAGCAGAAGAGAGTGGGTTCGTAAAATGCTCGATTATTATGGAGGGAATGGAACATCTCATTATATAGATAGCTACTTTGCTGCTGATGCTTTTAAGGAAATTCCATGCTATAATGCAAATTTTACTAGAAGATTTGTTAATAAAATGAGCAGAATCTACACAGTAGGTGCAAATCGTAATGTAAGTAAAGAGTATGACCTACTTACTATTAAAAAAGATGCTAGAATGAAGCATGTAGAGAGAATGACTCGCTTAATGGGAACTGTAGCTACACAAATTATATATAAAGAAATAAATGGAATGCCCTATTTTGATTATAGACCTGTTTATTACTTTGATGTGCATTTAAAAGACCCATTTACACCTTCTGCTATTATGTACCCACTATTAATGCAACCTGAAGACATAAATCATACAGAAAAATGCGAATGGGCTTATTGGGATGAGTCAATCTATGTGCATTATGATGAAGCAGGTAATATAATTGACGAATATGAGCATGGATATGGTGTTTTACCATTCTTATTTACTCATAGAGAGGAGCAAATAGACGAATTTTTTGTAGATGGTGCTAATGACATAGTAGATTGTAACGAACAAGTAAATATTGCTATGACAGAGATGCAATTAGGTCTAAGATTTCAAATGTTTGGACAACCTTTTATGACAGGAGTAGATTCTGATAAAAGGATTGAAAGAGCAGGTTCAGATCAAATAATTGACCTACCTGAAGGGGCACAATTTGGAATTGTATCACCAGCAGGCAACATTGAGTCAGTTATTGAGAATATTAAGTTCCAGGTGGACTTAGTAGCACAAAATAACCACTTATATGTTCAATTTGCACAAGATGGTGGTGAAACTCCATCAGGAATTGCACTTAAAATCAAAGATTTAGAGAGATTTGAGGATTATCAAGACGATATAGAGCTTTGGAGGATGTATGAGCATGAATTATACTATGTTGAAAGAGAAATTGCTGCTTATAACAATATAAACCTTCCAGAAAAGCTAATGTTAGACTTTAATGAGCCTGAATATCCAAAAACAGTACAAGATCAGATATTATTAGACGAACATAGACTAAAACATCATATGTTAGATGAAGTAGACCTGTTAATGGAGTATAATAAAGACTTATCTAAAGGTCAAGCTGAGAAAATTATAGAAAAAAATAAAAAAGCTATGGAAGATAAGCACTTGCAAGCTATGGAAGCTGGTGAATACGAGGAAAAAGAAAATGTGGAAGATTAAAACTAAAGTTAATTTTGATTTTTCTAAAGCTTTTAAGCAATTAGACAAGACAATTGAAAATATTTTTGATAAAATTGGAGCAAAGGCTGTGAAATCTATGAGAAAAGCTATAGATAATAGAGAATATGGCATAAATACATCTTTATCAAGAACAAGAAAACAAATGCGAGATAATAAAATTGGTTTTCCAGATGGAGTTACAGTAAGTAAAAACATACCTGGATATACACCATTAAAACAAACAGGAAGATTATATAACAGCATGCAAGTTGAAAAAAAAGGTATTCGTATGATGGATTATGGCTTGGTACATAATGATGGCAAAAAAGATAAATCATATCCAAATTTAAAGAGTATGCCTAAAAGACCTTTTATAGATACTGGTATAGAAAATATTAACCTCGACAAGCTAGCAGATGAAGTAACAGAACAAATTAGTAAGTCAATAGAATCTAAATGGAAGATGTCTAAATAATGTCAGACGAAGAATATAAAAAAATGTTAAAGATGTATTCAGTTCTTGAGAGAATTATGGATAAGTATATAAAAGAGTTCTCAGAGGAAGAAGAGCTAGAGAATACAGATAGCCCTATTATGATACCAACTGAAATATACGATGAGATTTGTTACGAAATGGGAACTGACGAGATAGGTTTAATGGGAATTAGTTAAGTTTTTCTTCTTATACTCTCTTCTTTTGTGCTTTCCAGTCCCTACAACACACTTATACATATTCTTAATTTCATTCTTTTTAAATTTATAACCTTCAGGAGCTTCCTGAACACAAACTCTTTTAAATGCTTTCCAATCTACAATATGATACTGACCATTAATTTTCATTCTCAGCCTCTATAATTTCTTTTTCCCAAGCTTGTCTTTGAGCAGGAGTAGGTCTTTTAGAAGTTAAAGGTTCAACTCCAACCTTCTTAGCTCTTTGCCTCCATTGATACCAAACCTTCTGTTTAGCATTCCTTTCAGCTTTCTTAATAGCCTCCTTAGTAGCAACCTGGTTCTTCTTATAAACCTTAGAAGCCTCTTGTGGCTTTCTCTCAGGTAAGTGATCAAAGCTACCAACATCAGCAAACTCAACATCTTCGACTTCCTCAGCATCAGGCACAGCCTTTAAGAACTTCTCAAATGGAGAATCAACTGTTATATTTATATTCTTAACGAGTTTACCACTATGTTCTAAAGCTAATCGAGCAGCAACCATATTACCACTGGTAGCCTCACGAACCACAGCATCTAAGATATTAGGAAGCTCTAAACCGAACTTTAACATATACTTATCATACACAGCATCTATAAAGTTAGGATCTTGCCTCCACTTATTTACAGACTCTACAGAAACACCTACTTTATTAGCTATTTCTTTATTTGTGAGGGTAGTATATGCACAATAGTCAATTGCGAGGGTTTTAGCAGGCTTTTTCTTTAATTCTGAGACTTTATCCATATAATAATATAGCAAATCTTAAACTTATATTCAAACTTATCGTGAATATTTTTTTAAAACTTAATATACACTATTTGTGAGGAATGCTATCTGAGCCATATATAGAAAAGATATACCCTTATGGGGATGTATTAAAAAAAATAAAATACCTTGTAAACAATTGTAAACATTCGCAACCAATACAGCCAATAAATAAAACATCTCAGCAAATAAGTAAGTGAAATATATACTGATAATTATGGTATTTATTTTAATGATTTGTAATTATGATCTAAATAATTTTATATAATTTTCCTGGGATCTTTACTTTGGATGTAAATAAAAGACTAGATATTTTACTAGATATTTCTTAAATTATGGAAAGAACTAATTATGTACATAATATAACTTAGTTTTAATGACAATTCAAAATAAAAAGGAATAAAAAAATGAATAAAAAAATAACAAACTTAAACTCTTTAAGATTTAAAAAAGCTTTGCTTGGCCAAAGTGGAACATTTACAGAAATACAAGCTAAAAGAAAAAATGTTAGTTTTAACCAAGATTCAAAAAACAGAAAAGTTGATGTTAAAATTAGTTCTGTTTTAAATGGCATGAATTTTAAAATAGAACAAAATATTTTTAAAATAGTTTTAATTAGTTGTTGGTTGGTAGTTAAAAGAATGTTTGATTTGCCACACTACATATTAAGTTCACTAAGTGGGAAAACAAGAAATTTAAAAATTAAATAATCAAAATAAAAAGGAATAAAAAAATGAAATATAAATTACTTTCAAAGCCTGCTACAAATAGTAAGCTGATTAAAAATAAAAAGGTTGGTGTTGATACTTGGAGTTTAAGTTTAGCACATTCCGATCTAAGTGGCTTCAATGTTTGCCCTATGGCTGAAAAAATAAACAAAGGATCTTATCAAGTTGCTCCTACTGGTACAGCAAAAAATAAAAATCTTTCTTCGTGTTCGTCTTGTTGTGTTGCTAATAATGGGAATGCCCAAAGATTTTCAAGTGTACTAGAAGCAAGAATAAAAAAAACAATAGCTTTCAAAATGGATACTGAAAATTTTATGGATGCTTTAGTGGTTGAGATTTCAATGGCCATTAATGAAAGCATTAAAAAAGGAAACATCCCAACATTCAGATTAAATACATATTCAGATATACAATGGGAATTAATTAAAATTGAAGGTTTGAACATCTTTGAATTATTTCCAAATGTCACTATGTACGATTACACAAAAATTCCAAATCGTAAAGTGCCTAAAAATTACGAATTAACTTATAGTTTTTGGGGCAATTTAAATCATTTACAAATGGCTTTAAATAATAATATGAATGTTTCAATAGTATTTGAGAAATTGCCTAAGTCTTTTTTAGGTCGCAAAGTCGTTGATGGTGACAAAAACGATTTAAGAACAATTGAAAACGATGGTAAAAATGTAATTGTAGGTCTAAAATTCAAAGGTTCTGCAGCTAAATTACAAGATGCAATTAATGAAGGCTTTGCAATTTCTGAAAAAATGAGCAACGATCAAAAATTAAAAATGAATAATTTAAATAGATTGGAGGCATAAAAATGAATATTGAATTTTTTAAAATGTTGTTTGTTGTATGCACTTCTTTAATTGGTGCTTTGGTTGTGCTTGATTGGTTGTTAGGTTTAATAATTAAATTATACTATAAAATAAAATAAGGAGTAACAAATGAGTAAAGCTAAAAAAAGGATTTCAAGTGGAACTAAAATTTTGAAAGCCTTAACTAAAAATGATAAAATGAAATCAGTTGAATTAAGACAGATTGCATTTAATAATAAAACTAGTGCTAGTCATTACAATGGTAAAGTTAAAAAAGTTCCTCAAGGTTGGTGGTGTGTTGGAATTTCTAATTTGAGATGGGGTGGAATGATAGAACAAGATGAAAATGGATTATATTCAATTACTGAATTAGGTAGATTAAATATTGATAAGCCATTTACTAAAAATCCAACAATGCCTAAAGAAGTATACACTAAAGAAATTAACAGACTAACAAATGATTATATTGATTCTGTTCATACTAAAAGAAATCTTCTTTATGATTTAGAGCAAGAGCAAGAATCAAATGGAGAATTATTGCAGAAAAATTGTGAGTTGCTTTCTGAAATTGAAACTCTTAAATCTCAACTTGATGAATATCAGAAAACTGAAGAAATTGGATTTCTTTTAGGCTTAGAAGAAAATGATGCAGATTCATATGGTCAAGATGTAATTAAAAGAATAATAAGGAGGTTAAAAAAATAAATGTCGAAACTCCACTTTTTAGTGGATCAATATTGAGTGGCTCTCAATATTCTGATGATGACAAGCCAATTAAATAAAATAAAGGAGTAATAATGCATAAAGAAATAATAAGTATAAAAAATGGTAATTTATTTTCCAGTATTGATGGAGAATTTACAAAACCTAATTTAGATAAATATTGGGTTGAGAAATTAATAGATACTAGAGAAAATGATTGTTATGATATCACAAAAGAAAAAAGATATTCTTATATAAATCTATGTAGTGATTTAAAAGATTATTATGATTTTGTAGATAGCTCTTGGTATAACAATTTAGTTCCATCAATGAACTTTGAAATAAGTGAAGATGTGTATTGTTGGATTGGTTTTCCTAATAGTGAAATTACAAATACAGATGAAGAAGAATGGAATACTTTCAATTTGCATTTTCAAGATGATAGTAAATATCCTAATGAGTGGTGTGAATATTACCAAGATTTTGATACAATTGAAGAAGTATTGGGATTTATTAAAAGTAATTGGAGGTTAAAAAAATAAATCCAACTGATGAAGCACCTCTCATTGAGGGGTGCAGAAACCCTAGGGTCTTGGAAAATTAATTAAAATAAAATAAAGGAATGAAAAATGGATTATTATAAATTAACAAGTTGGGAAGCAAATGTGATACAGGTTGGTTTAGACCATATCAAAGAGGAATTCACTATATTAAATGAGGAGCAAATTGAAACTGCTCAAGGCATAGTTAATGATTTAACAACTTATGTAGAAAAAAATCCTAAAGATCATACACCAAAAGAAATGAAAAAGTTTATTGATGGTTTTGGTTTATATCATTATGAGAAAATTTTAGTAACTATGGCTATGACAGAAATCTACATTATGCATATAGATTTATTATGTGATGAAACTATCTCAAATGATGATGAGAAGTTCTCAAAAGAGGTAGTTGATGCTTGTAAAAGTATTTTCAACAAGTTACTGGTATCGTAAAAAATGCTGTTTTAGGGGGGTGTAGCAGTATGGCCTAAGTCGTTTTCTCTCGATTTTGGGCTATTTTAGGAGGTCGTTTTTTTATAAATCCCCCAAAAATTTTGATCGGATGGTATATTATAATAAATAGGAAAGGAATAATAAATGAAAACAAGAGTATATGCAATCCCAGAAACACAGGATGTCCATGAAATTAGCAATGAAGATTTTATAAATCAAGCTAAAGATCTTGGATATTGTTGGAGTCTTCTAGGATTTCAAAATGAATTAAATTGTGAAGGAGATGTGCATCATCCATTATGGAGTGTTACAGGCTTTATGGTTAAAACAGGAAATCTACATTTTAGATTTATAGATGTGGAGGTTTCAAAATGAGTGAAGCATTATATGAATTAATATTTATAATAGAGTTTTTAGCTAATGTTAGCTTTAAAATTATAATACTGATACTAATAACAATGTATATAAAGGGGAAGAAATGAAAAAAAATAGTGATTTTTTAGTATATAGTGATGATTTCAAAGGTGTTATAAAATATGCTACTGGTAAAACTATAAATGGAGATGGTTTTGAAAGGTGGAATAATTCAGAATTAGTTATATATAGCACACATAAAAATCTTTCAGAGCATCATATAAAACTTGAAAATTGTTTACAAAAAAATGATCAAATTATATTTGTAGATGATTTAAAAGATGATATTAAAAGGGAATATTTAAAACAAATAAAACAGGAGAAAAAATGAAAATGAATTATAAAAATAGAAAGAAAGGAAAAATGTTTGAGAAAGTAGCTGGTGCAATTTTAGAAAGTGATGATTGTAAATGTGAAATTATTTGGTTACTTAAAAAACACTTCAAAGATGAGAATCAATTAAAAGAATTATATTCTGATTTATTAAGTTTATAACCTTGTATTATATTTCTCATCATATCCAAAAGGATAGAATCCATCTAATCCCTAGTCAACCTAGGGTTAGATCCATCCTTTATATTTCTCACCATAGAGCCTTTATAGGATATTATAAATCAGTAGTAATTTATAAATTGCCTAGCCACTTCTACAAAATCTACCTTGTAATGATCGGGAGTTCCAGGTGTTTAATCTTCCCTCGTTGCTATGACCATAAATCCCTTTTAGTGCAACTAAAAACAACACTTGCATCGCTAAAAGTAATTAACCAACCCAATGCAAGGGTTTATAATATAACTCACATTATATTTCTATGCAAATTTTTATTATATTTATCAATGTGTAAAATTATATTTAGGAATTGTAAATTATTCATTATAACTTATGTAAACGAATTTATTTAAAAGAGGAGCAGTATGAATTATATTAAAGATAAGATAAAACAAAATGGATTTACAGGTGTCCATGTAGCCAGGGAGGTTGGCTGCTCAACTACAGACCTGTCAAACTACATTGCAGAAGTTCGTCGTCCCAACCATTCTCGTTTGAGAAAATTAACAAAAGTTTTAAAATGTACAATAACTGATTTATATCCCAATGCTAAGAGAATAGTATATTGGGACTTATTCGGATCGGAAGGTAGATAAATGGGAGCAGTTAAAAGTCATTACAGAAAAAAGATAGAAAAGAAAAGACTTAATCACGAAGAATTTGATTTATACTTATGGAAGGAAGAATCTACTCGTAAGAAAGCAGAAAAACTTAAAAATTATTTAAAAAAGAAAAGGAATAAATAAATGGAAGAGTTATTAAATGAACCAGAGTTTGCAGAGATAATTGAGATTGAAGCATCAAAGATAGAAGAGCTTTATAAGTTCAAAAAAGTAAAGCATTCTGATCTAAAGATTTATGTAAGTAAGAGTGGTAAAGTATATTACGAGCATGGAAGTGTCATGGAGTTAAGAAAAAGACATGATGAATTAGTAGATATATTAAACAAAAAAGGAATAACAAATGAGAAAAGAAGATAGAATAGTAAATATGGTATACGAAGATACTAAGGATTTTCTTCTGTATGATACAGATAGATGGAGTAAAGCTAAAAATAGTGGAAGTTTTGTAGCATATGGTCTTTTAAATGCAGTATTTGAAACATTGTTTCACTTAGCACCATCAAAAGATGCAGTAATAGAAACGATCCTAATGTCTTTAAGTAACTTTTTAGAGAAAGAAGATTGGGATAAGTATAAAATGACAACAAAACAATAAAGGGAATAAAATGAAAGATGAATTTATAACAATAGATATGTATCACACCTTCAGAGTGAATGAAATTATCGGATTTATTTCAATAGGTGGAGATAATGGAGATCTTAGCAATAAGATTTGTACTGGCGAATATCACTCTTGTATACAATTCTACTTTAAAAATGGAACAAATATTATCGTAGACTTTGGAGATGATAAAGATTGCAATGACTGGAG